CTACCAACTTCTTGGTAAAACATTTCCTCTACTACTCCACCGGCAGCATAGAACTGACCGGGAGTATAAACTTTTACTGCCATATAAATATTTTGATTAAGGTTTCCAAATGTCAAATGATTTGTCTGGTTTTGTAGAAATCATTAAATAGTACCCATCTCTTTTTACCGTTAGCTTGGAGTAAGTTATTCCATATTTCTTATAGATACTAACCTCTGTTTCATTTAGTAAGTTTTCTATATTACCTTTAAGCTGTCCACTGAATTTTTGAGGATAGCCATTTATCATAGACTTTATCCCTCCACATAACCTGTCGGATATCAGGGAAGGAATATCCCCGTCTATAACTACCTTTTCTATGTAGGCATCCCATACTGGTATATCATTCTTTTGTTGATATGTTGCACTTGGTATGATTATATCTATATCAGTTCTTCTTATCGCCATGTCTGAATATAACTTTCATAGTTAAAAAGAATAATCCCATCACTACTGCTGGACTCATCATCCATATAAGGAATAAAACTCCATACCTTACTTTAGTGCTTGACCTTTTCAAAGGAGTTTCACTTATTACACTTCTGAGAAAGATACAGAAGATAAACCCTAAGATATATATGATGATAAGTGTATATCCGAACCAAATTGGTGGTGTTGATGTTAGCATACTATGTATGAAATGATGATTAGACCTATAAAGCAGATGATGAATGTTTGAAAGGCTTCTTTTTTGCCATTTTCCCAGGATTCATTGCCTTCATACTCTTTGTTTATTCCTTTCCAAGCTTTGCTAAGTACTCCTGCATCTGAAATCCCATTGTCTATAACCCTTATAAAGTGATTTGTTATAAGGAATCTTATCATGAAACGTATCATTTTTCTTCCAGTTTTTCAAGTATACGACTTAGTTTATTAGCTGCATATCTAACAATCTCTGGATTTTCTATCCCTTTGTTGTTGATCAGAGTCAATTTCTCCAAATTTCTGGTTAAAAGTCTCTGTGCCATGAGATTTTTATACTTTTCCTCATCAAAAGGTTCAACTTTATATGTTGAATTCAGTGGATGAAGAGTTCTATCTGTCTTTATCCCATTTTCTAGGGTATAAATCCCCTTATTTCGATCAACAATTTTGGTCTTTTCAAAAAATGCAGTGCCAGTTACCAGTAGTAAATCTCCAACTTTCATATAGTTTTGATATTAAATTTGCATATTATAGTAGTCTTTAGCAAGACCATCCGGTATATATTAAACAAATCTATTTTCAATGAATGTACTTGGTTATTTAGATAGCCTTTTTATTACCCTACGTATACATTCATTACCAACTCCAAACTTTTTAGATATGTATCCAGTTGATTTACCTATATTATGTAACTTAACCACTTCAATTTCTTGTTCTTTGGTTAATTTTGACCAAGGATTTAGATATCCAAATTTACCCTTACCAGGATTATTATCAGAAGTGAATAAGGTGGTTAACCTATTTTCCCTAAGTGCCTGTTGAATATTCATTTTCTGTGTTCCCCAGTATAAATTACTTACATGGTTATTCAATGGATTATTATCTTTATGGCATACACATGGGTAATTATGATGGTTAGGGATATAGATCATAGCTATTAGTCTAGATACAGAAAAATGACGATCTATCTTGCCAGCAATATGAATTCTAATCCTGTATGATTTTCTATTACCCTTAGTTACCATTTTAAGTTTTCTTAATCTCCAACCATTAGTTTTAGTAAAGCTATATACTTTACCATCTTTAGTTACATGGTATGGTAAGTCAAATACATTAGGTTTCATATATCATTAATATAAGTATGCAAAAACCAATAGTAATTTTGGGAGTTGATGCAGCTCAAGGAGCATTATTATTCCCATTTAAGGAGTCTGGCTTCGAAATAATAGCTAATGTTGAGCCAAGAGCTGTATTCCATTCCAAAAAAGAAGAGCAATGGAAGCTTAATTTTGGTGATATCCCCTTCTTAAAAAACCTTGAAGAAGTGAAATTTACCAAAATTGATATGATCATTGGTTCTCCATCCTGTGGTCATAGCTCCGTATTCTCCTATTCAAGGAAGAAAACCCTGGGTAAACCAAGAGAAGATGCAACCTTAAATCTGTATCTTTCTAGTGTTAAGAAGTTCAAACCAGCAGTATTTATGCTTGAGAATCTTCCAAAGCTTCTAGATTTCATCCCTATCAGTGAATGGGAGAATAATTTGCCTGATTATCAGCTTATAGTACACTGTCATTCCGTTACGGTATTTGGTAATTCCCAGAAAAGTAGGAAAAGATTAGTGATGATAGGAGTACGTAAGGATTCTGGAATCAATCCAAAAGTATTTGATCACACTTTTCAAGTAACTAAGCCTAAGAATCTGTGTCAATTGAAGAAAAAAGTAAGAAAAGACATAAATTACAGAGAATCTGATGACAAGAAATTAGCAATGTATCATTATGCTGATAAGTCTAAGACAACTCTTACTGTAGCTCAAGTGAGGAAGCTATGGAAAACTGAATTCAAAAATGATCACAAATGGCCAATGAGAACTCATAAGATGAAAACTCTACCAGGAGTATATCGCAATAGGAAGAAAGGTTACCCTTTGACTGTGAGACCTTCATCCAGGCAATTTAATCCTCATGGAAGGATAATGGGACTTGATGAATATAGAGTCATCATGGGATTCCCAGAATCATTTAAGGTATATTTTGATAAGAACAATCCAACCTATTGGTTGAACAAGGGGAGGAATACCCTGACAAAAGGAGCTGTATACGAGAATTCACTTTGGTTAAAGGCTTGCTTGAGGAAAGCTAAAATACTCTAATCAAGCCCCCTATCGCGTATACGCATACGTATAAGGAGAATTCTATTAGTATTTTAGTATACTAAAATACTAATAGAAGTTTATATAGCTAAAGCTATATAAACATATACTTTGTTCTATAGTAGTATTCTTATTCTTTCTAGATTAAGACTTACTTCTTTAATCCCCCCTATAATCCCCCCTTAATGGTTTCATAAAATCTCAATCACATGAAAAATGTAATCTTAACCATAGCCTTCATACTTATGACCTTAACTATATTCTGGATGTGGGATCAGAATTCAGAGTTAAGGCATGACTTGGAAAATATCAACCATCAACCAGATACAGTTTGGGTTAATAAACCTTTTGTTCCCAAAGTAGAGTTTCCAAAGATACAATTGCCTAGCATGGTATTCCTCTACCAGATAGATTCAGTACCAATTGAACGAATAGAGTATGTTGATAGAGTAGTTACTATCATACAGAAAGATTCAGTGAAGGTTGAATACAATGAGTTGTTCTTAACTAACTATCCACAAGCTCCAAAACTACTGCAGATACTTTCCAGTAGAGATAAACTGTCAATCACTACCTTCAATACAGACTGCAAACTATTTACTGAAGAGTATCAGGTAAATTATGATCGTTATCAGTACAACTATTCGGATGGGAAGTTAACCAATAAGAAAACGTCACTCATAAAAAGGTTTGATCCAGTCGTACAATATACCATCAGACCGGTACATAACATGCATGATCTGGATTTAGGCTTGAAGTACAATACCAGTAAATTTAATTATGAGGCCGGGTTGAATTTCAACTATTATCCCAAACTCAGGGACAATTTATCACTTGATCCTTACATAAGAGTTTCATACAGTTTTTGATATGGCAAGAAAGAAGACATTACTAGAAGGAGATACAAATATTACACCAGAACAACTTAAGACCTTGGTCCGTGTGATGAAGGATCCATTCTTCTTTTCTACTTTCTGCTATGTTATCAACCCTGTGTTGGGTATGGTTAAGTTCTTGCTATATCCATTTCAGAAAGCAGTACTATACCAATTCATGCTGAACAGGTTCAATATCATCCTTAAATTCCGTCAGGCTGGTATTACAGAGTTGATATCTATGTATTGCCTATGGTTAGCAATGTATCACCCAAACAAGAAGATAAACATCATCTCTATCAAGGATACTGTAGCAAAGAAGGTACTGAAGAAGATTAAGTTCATGTATAAGAATCTTCCTTCATATCTACAAGAACCAATTACAAATGGTCGTACTGGAGAATTCGGTTCTGTATCTAGCATGGAGTTTGCAAATGGTTCAATAATTGAATCTATACCCACATCAGACCAAGCTGGTCGTTCTGAATCTTTGTCATTGTTGGTAATTGATGAGGCAGCAGTAGTTAGATGGGCTTCAACTATTTGGGGAGCAGCATTTCCGACCCTCGCAACTGGGGGGAGTGCTATCATAAACAGTACCCCTTATGGTACTGGCTCATTTTTTCACAGTACTTGGGTAGATGCTATAGCTGGTGGTAATACCTTTAATCCCATACGATTGTATTGGCAGATGCATCCAGATCGAGATCAGAAGTGGTATGAAGAGATGTCTGCTGCTTTGGGACCTAAGAGAACTGCTCAGGAGATAGATGGTGACTTCTTATCATCTGGTAACACTGTATTCGATATGGTTGATATTAAAGCAATTGAAGATTGCTTATTCGACTACCCAATAATCAATTCAAGATTAAAAGGTCAATACAAGGAATTCAATGAACCAGATGAAACTAAAGAATATTTCATTGGAGCAGACTGTTCTACTGGTAGAGGTACTGACTACTCAGCTTTTACTTGCATGGACAGGGATGGAGAAGAGGCTGCAGTATACAAGGGTAGAATACCTCTGAACAAATATGCTAGATTTCTTGGTGATATCGGGGAGAAGTATAACTTTGCTAAGTTAGCTCCAGAGACAAATGATGTAGGTATGACGGTGACCACTATACTTCAGGATGAGGGTTACCCAAATCTTTACTTCTACACAAAATTACTTAGGAAACGAAGAAGTAGCCGACCTGATGAAGAGAAGTTCCCCGGGTGGTTAACTACTTCTAAAAATAGGTCGGTGATTATAGAGAATCTTGAAAAGGATATAAGAGAAAACAATGTAATCATTAAGGATCCATTCTTTGTACAAGAGGCTTACACATTCATATATGATGGTGCAGGAAGACCAATTGCAAGGGGTAAACACAGAATGAATACATCATCCATGGATATTGATTTGGAAGGTGAAACTTATTCTGATGATTCAATATTCGGTAAAGCCATAACTAATCACATAAGATGTCATAGTGCATCATCAACTGTAGTAGTTCCTCAGTAGAACATAAACAAATTTACATAACATGAAACTTAATCCTATCAGTTGGTTCATTAGGTCAAAGCCTAAAGAATCAAAGAACAAAGACGAAGGAAAGGGTTCTATAAGTCCAGGAAGAGTTTCCCAACCTGATGATGGTGTGGGAAACTCAGAGTTAATTACCACTTTAAATGGTATGACTAACTTAGTTACCCCAACTTTCAGAACAGAACTAATACCTATTATCAGGGATTTATACAAAGTAAATCCAGATGTCAGTATTGCACTACAAGACATGTTCAAGTTGTCCAATACTGGCCATACCATAGACTTCCCGAATAATACCGCAGAAGAATCAACCAAGATGAGGAACCATCTTAGAGAGGTATCTAAGAAATGGTCAAGGTATACAGCTGGTATAGATGGGTTGGTAAACAAGTTCATTGTTCAACTTTTAGTTGGTGGTGCAATATCAGTAGAGGGTGTACCAAACAAAGAGTTGACTGGATTAGAGACAATACTATTCATTAAACCAGAAACTATAAGGTTTAAGAGAGAGAACAATGGAGTATATCATCCATATCAGAGGAATCCAAGGATAGTAGATGGAGTAAAGGATACATTCATCAGACTTAATACAGAAACATATTGTTATGTTGGGATGTACAATGATACTGATGAACCGTATGGAGTACCTCCATTTATGTCTGCATTAGACTCTATAGCTGGTCAGCATACTATGAGAAAGAATTTCAAACATATCATGGAGATCATGGGTATGGTTGGATTCTTAGAGGCAAAGATGGCTAAACCTCCTCGTACTGCTGGTGAAAGTGAAAAAGCTTATCAAGGTCGTCTAAACAGTACACTCCGTAAGATGAAGACTAACATAGTTAGTGGTATGTCAGATGGAGTTGTAGTTGGTTATATTGATGATCATGAATTCGACCTGAAGTCAACATCAGCTTCTATGCAGAACATAAATCTCCCGTGGAATATGAACCAGCAGTCTGTTGCTAATGGGTTGGGGGTAAATGGTTCTATCATAGGAGTATCAGCATCTCAAGCTGGAACAGAAGGAGGGGCTGGTATACAGCTGTCAAAGATGATATCCCAGTTAAAGAATATCCAAACACTTGTAATATTTGTATTGGAATTCTTTTATTCTCTAGAACTGCGTCTGGCTGGATTTAATAACAAGGGAATAACAATTCAATTTGGAACTTCAACAGTTTCTGATGACATTAAGTTACAGCAAGCAAGGGAATATAGGGCTCGTGTAAATATAACACTTTACAATCAGGGTATCATAAGCCAGGATCAATTTGCACGTGATATGGGGTATGAAGCTCCTGATCTACCAGAACCCCGTACACCAGTAGATTCAGATGATTCATCCGGTACTGGTGATACAGATACTGGTAAGAAGAAAAAGGATAGAAAAGACGATAAAGAAAGGTCAGATCGTAAGGGCAGGGACAAAAATAACCCAAACCCAAGAAGAGGTGATCAAGATAGTAAACCGAGATAAATTATGCCACCAATCGAAAAACAAAACACCGATGTAATGGTGTTAAGTGCAGCTCATAGCTTAATGGTATCAGATGTGCCAGAAGTGGTTATTGATGCTCACTCTCTTTCTGAAAACTTCTACAAGGGAACAGGTAATTTCAGTGATGATCCCAAGAAGTCATTAGAGAGGTTTGGTATGTGGGGAGGTACTTTGAATGTGAATCAATTCATGCCAAATGTAACTTCAGACATGCTGAAACCAAAAGATACAGACTTCATTGAGCCAATGTTCAGAATGCTTTCAGCTTCTATTGTAGCAAAGAAGTACAATCCAACTGAATTTCCTGAACAGGTACTCAAAGAGTCAATGCCATTACTGGTTGGTCAGTCTGTAAACCTTGATCATGAAACTGATGTGGCTAATGCTATCGGATCAGTTAAATCTGTTGAATGGCAAGACGCATACAAAGATGAAAAGACTGGAGTAGTAATACCTGCTGGTATAAACGGTATACTGAAGATAGATGGATTATCAAATCCACGTATAGCTCGTGGTATACAAATGGATCCACCTTCTATACATTCTAATTCTGTAACTGTAGAGTTTGCATGGAAACCATCCCACCAATTTGAGGATATATGGGAGTTCTATTCTAAACTTGGTACATATACAGATAAGGGAGAACTTATACGTAGGGTTGTTACTAAAATAATCTCTTATAAAGAGACATCGCTGGTATGGCATGGAGCTGATCCATTTGCTCAATTGATTAAGAGTGGTAGGTTAAATAGCCCTGCTTATGCTGGAAGTCAGTATTATTCTTTTTCCGAAGAGAAAGCAGCCGAGGCTAATGATCCGATAAAGAGGGTATCTCTATTCGACTTCAAGGTTCTTTCAGAAAAAGATATAAAGTACAATACCAGTAAATCTAATAATGAAAAGGGTGCCGGAAAGGGTAACCATAATAACCAAAATAATAAAACAAACATGGACAAAGAATTGCAGCAGATGCTTGCGAGCCTCTTTGGTGAAAATCTTTTGACCCTTTCTGAAGGTCAGGAAGTTTCGACAGAGCTGGCTCTCACCCAGATTAAAACTCTGGTACAGCAGAACAAGGACTTCGCTGATGCTGTGAAGGCGAAGGATGAGGAAATTGAAAAACTCACTGAGGAAAAGACCAATCTTGAAAAAGACCTCAATTCTTACAAGGAGGCTAAAGAGAATTGGGATTGCCACATTAAATCGTATCGTGAGGAAACGGTGGCAGCATATAAGAAAGTTTCTGGTGAGGATAAGGTAGACCAGAATATCCTGGCTTTACTGGAGAATGAAGGAACAACTCTGGAGACTCTCAAAGCTCTGCGTAAGACTTATGATGCACAGCTGGAAGAGAAATTCCCCATGCACTGCAATAATTGCGGTTCTCATGATGTTGGCCGAGCATCATCTATTAATCCCGAAGATGATGAGGAAAAGAATAAGGCACCGAAATCTACTCGTGATATAGCTTTAACTTTGGCAGATCGTAAACTTCGGGGAGAAAAGAAATAACAAACAACTAAAATATCAAGTTAAATTATGGCAGACTTACACAAAGTGGGTGGACGGACCCCACAGGCTGTGATTTACAAAAGTGAATCGCACAAGCTTCATCAGGCATTTCCGGTAAAGAGTGGCGATACCATCGTTCAGGGTCAACCGGTAAAACTTAATGACGATGGAACTATCTCTCCGTATACTGGGGCAGCTGGTGATATGTATCTCGGTATTGCTGTTAACTACAGTAAATATCCTGCATATCCTGCAAATGCAGCTGGTGTAGAAGTAACTGTAATGGTAGAAGCCTTTGCAATTATACACGGTATAGCTAAGGCAGAGCTTACCACCACTGGTTATGTTAAGACCGATGGAACTTTGGATGAAAGCGGAACGTATACAAACTTCCAGCCCTCCGATGCAAATGCAGAGACTAAGTTCATAGCTATCAACGTAGCTGAGGTTGGTGATCTGATTCAAATCCTGGTAAAATAACAGAAAATAACATTACTAAATATGGCAGAAAAAACCTTAACTCGGGAGCAGTACTTAAAGGAGCTTCCCGAAATTGTAAAGAACATGGATGGCTTCCGTCAGGGAAGCAACAAGAGTCTCCCAGTGGATATTCATCTGGGTGATATGCTCCAGGAGAAATACGGTCTCACTCAGGAGGATTATTTCAAGGCTATCGGTTTCAACCCGAAAGTTGATACGATGGAGAATATTTACTCCATGCCTAATCCTGAGCTGCGTTGGCTTGTTCCTGAGATTGTACGTGAGGCAATCTATCTTGGAATGCGTGAGGCACCTTTCTATCCGAACATCATTGCATCTGATCAGCCTATTAATGGGCTAACGGCTATCATGCCTCTGGTAAATATGTCGGATGCTAATCCTGCACGAGTTAACGAGGCAGAGACAATTCCTCTGGGTACTGTATCCTTCGGACAGAAGTCGGTAAACCTTTTCAAGATCGGTAAGGGATTCAAGGTAACCGATGAGGTACGTAGCTATGTATCCATGGATGTAATGGCCATCTTCCTTCGTGACTTCGGTGTTCAGCTTGGTTATGCAATGGATGCTCTGGCAATGGATGTACTCGTAAAGGGTAACAAACTTGATGGTTCTGAATCGGCTCCTGTTATCGGTGTAGGTGATACTCAGAATGGTATACAGTATCGTGACCTTCTCCGGGTATGGATTCGTGCATCTCGCCTTGGTCGTCAGTTCCGTACTATTATCGGTGGTGAAGAGCAGGCACTTAATCTGCTTGATCTGCCTGAATTCAAGTTACGTTCGTCGGGTACTACTGATGCTCGCTTGAACCTGAAGACTCCAGTTCCAAATTCGGCAGACTTCTATATTCACGGTGGAACTCCAGAAAATGAGGTAATGCTTGTAGATCAATCGGCTGCCATGGTTAAGTTGACTGCTAAGCAGCTTATGCTTGAGTCTGAACGTATAGTATCGAACCAGACAGATGCTATTTATGCTTCGTTAACTACTGGTTTCTCGAAGATGTATCAGGATGCTTCTATCCTCATAGATGCAACTAAGGAATTCTCTACCAATGGATTCCCTGGTTACATGGATGTAGATAATTACCTGAAAGGCATCCTCGAATAATTAAACCACTTAACAATATAAGGAGGGAGTATATACTCCCTCCTTTAATCCATTTAACTATGGCAAAATACATAAAACTTAATCCAAAGGCAAGTATCTTCTATGATCAGGCTTCTAAGATTAAGGTACTTCGCAAGGATGTTGTTGAGATAACCGAGAATCAGTTTAATTCCCGGGTAATCCGAGCAGCTATTGCAAATGGTTACCTTATAGAAGCTAAGGCAGAAGAAGTTAAAGTCAAGACAGAAGAAGTTAATCCTAAGAAGAAAGCTGATTCAAAGAAAGAAGTGGACACAGAAGCTCTTAAAGATAAGTTCATTGGTCTTATAGAGGCAGGCGAAGCTCCAGAAAAAATAAAGGATCAGTTCAATGGAGAAGAGCTGAAAGCTTTGGCTATCTCTTTAGATATTGAACCAGAAGATGGTGATACTAAGCTTGACTTGGTAAATGCCATTTTAGATGAGTTTAACAGCGGAGAAGACGAGTAATATATGAAAACGGTGGATTTTTTATCTACCGTAGTTGGACTAAATGCAAGGTTCAGGGCATTCGCTGATGAGCTACCTCATGATTTCACGGTAACATGGGTATTTGGTGATGGGAAGACAGAATCACATGTAGGTGTGGTAACTGCTTCCCATCTTTATGAAAATCCTGGCGACTATGTTGTCAAGGTAACAATAACAAATAACTATGGTGGAGAGAATCTTTCCAAAACCAATGTAATCGGAGTTAGTGATCAAGTAAATACCCAGTTGCCTGGCAGTATCTATGAGCTGATAGACACTTATATTCCTGAGGATATCTTCGGTAAGGTTTCTCTTAAAGAGAAGCAGCAATTCATTGAAAAATGGCAGCTGTATATTCAGCCGCTAGTAAATCATGAGATTCCAATAGAGGAATTTAATAATGAGTTGTATTATGAAGCTCTAGAAAACCAGCTAATTATGGAATTGGCAGCCTATGATTATATGGTTGTACAAATCTCATTAATGGTTGGTGCTACTGCAGAATCGGTTAAAGATAGTAACTCAACCTCTAGTTCTGAATCAGAATCTTCTGAATCAAGTAGAGGTTCAGGTGAGGTTAAACGAATACAAACAGGTCCAACTGAGGTAGAATTCTTCAACGATACAGACTCAGAATCTAAAACCTCATCCAATGTTATAAAAGCAATGCAACCAGGTGGAGTTATTGATATACTCAAACAAAACCTGTGTATGCTTGCTGAAAGACTTTCCATATATCTACCTATTTGCAGAACAGTGAAGAAGGTAGTAGTTCCAAAAGTAGTCAATCACCGGAGGCCAGGTCCATTAGATGGCCCAGACCCCGGCTTCCCAGTAAAGAAGTAGGGTATGGCACGAAGGAAAAGGATTACTAATGGAGTATGGGATAGATACAAAGCCATAGTAAATGACTTTGTTGAAGTGGATGCAGGGAAGCAACCTCTAATCTGGTTGAAGAGATTTGACCAGATGTTATCTTACGGTGAAGATACTGGAAACAACTATGAACCGTATCTATTGGATGGCTTAATCCAATATAACTACATAAGAACTTGGCCTTCATTAAAAGAAACCGTATCAGGTGAATTAGACGGTATCAATATTGTGCTATACGTAACAAAGAGGTCATTAGCAGAGAATGGACATTTAACCAAAGATGGTTACTGGGACTTTGATTGGGCACAGGATAAGTTTGTAATCAATGGTAAAGTATATTCTCCATCTGGTGATACTCAAGTTGCTCAAGCACATGATGAGGCTTTGTTATTCTTTGTAGTATTGAAGAGAGAGACTCCTGAAGAGACGAAAAAGATACTTAATTACATGGAAAATGTAGGCAAGTACCTTGAGTTGACCAAGTACATCCTTGAACTAAACGAAATGAATAATTACGAGGATGAAACTACCATAAAGACGAATACTACATTTAGAGTTAGACCCAAATAAAAAAAAATGGCTGAAGTAAAACAGAACGGTGTAGTTGTTAGTCCTTCTACTGGTTCTGGTAATACCACTTTACAGGTAAAGGCAGAAGTTGCTAACCGTGGTAACCGTTTAGCTCAGACTGCCACTTTTGAAGTAGAGGGTTCCGGTGTAGCTGAGAAGAAGCAATTTGTTGCTAACCATCTCCCAGCTGCAGAGTTCATTGAGTTTGATAATGCTAGCCCAGCAGTTGATAAGGGTGGTGGTAGTGTAACATTAACTGGTAAATCCAATACTACCAAGATTACCTTTTCAAAAGGTGCTGGTAATGTCATAGGTGCAGATATTTCTGCAATCAGATTTACTGCAAACGGAGCTTCTGCAACTAGTGGTATTGCAATAACTGGTGACCCCGGTGCTAAAGCTAAGTACACTTTTAGTGTTACTTTGACTGCAGCAGCAAACGAAACAATTGAAGCCAGAACTCAGCAGATTATTGCTACTGCTGCTGGTGGACAGAAGGTTACGGCTACACTGAATCAGACTGCTGGTGATCCATTTATCGAAGTTACACCGACAAATATCGATGTACCTCAGGATGGTTCTGCAGTTCAGGTTACGGTGGATACCAACACCACATTCACGGTTACTCCCAAATCGTAAAGATACGGAGTTTTGGTATAGTAGGGTGGGATATCTCTACTATACCCCAAATTTAATACTTAAAGTATGGCAAAAGTTACTATACCATGGGGTGATGGCTCGGGTGATAATTTTTACATAGATTATACCGGAGTTGAAGGGAGTTCAGAATCACTCATAACTTCTGATATTAACCAAACAGGAGTAGAAAGAAGAAAAACTTTAGTATTCAGAACTACAACTTCAAATGTAGTAACTGCATTACAATCCGAGGCTTATTTAACAGTAATCCAAAAAACAGACAGTTTAGTAGTAGCTATGTTTAATAACACAGTTGCTACGTTCGGTACTTCAGAAGTTAAAGCTGGTTGGAGAGATACTAAAAACAATCAATAGATATGGCAAAGTTCGTAGATATAAATTCTCTAACAGAGAAAGTAAACCCAGATGGTGACGAACAGATTCAGGTATCTGATACTCAGAAATTTATATGGAAAAATGCTCTTATGAATTCAGGGGGATTCATAGGGGCTATTCTGTCGTATGCTACCCAGTATGCGATGGGCAACACTACCGACAGACAAACCATCATTTCAATGCTGGGGCAGCTGTTCTACAATACCGGTTCCAGAGCCGATGGCTTTTTTCGGTTCGTCTGCGGGTCGGTAACTGTCCCGGGTGGTACGCCTAAACAGGAATATTTCGGGGTCGTCTTTTATGATGCCTATTACACGCGGACGTACGCTGTGTTCTTTGGTTTTGAGAATGGTGCTGTTCCGGTCACTTTTTTCCAGAGATCGGGAAATTACGTGACCGATTCTCCCGTAGACGATAACTTCGTTACGAACATAATAAACGGTACGTCGTGGACTAAACTCGGCACCCTTGATTTTACGGCTCTCCTTAAACAGACTTATGGAACCAATACGCAGTTTTTAGCTCCGGTACAAGGGAGCGAGGTATTGCTGACTACGACCATAGAGCGGATTTTGTATGCACTGGGTTTCCGCGGGGCGAACACCAATTTCCGTTTCTTGACGGGAGTAAACAATACGTCTGAAACATACTGGGGAGTCGCTTTTTACAATTCTGGACAGAGTAAGACGTTTACGGTGTTGTTCGGTATCGGAGGGAGTTCTATTCCAGTCGGTATGTACCAAAAAGCCGGTAATGTGACTACACAAAAATCAGTGGACAATGAGTTCATTCAGGATGTGCTGTCGACGTGGACTAAATCGTGGTCACTGAACTGTCAGGGAACTCAGGGAACAATTTATACGTCAGACGTAGTAGCGGGTGACTCCGAAAATCCTATAATTCCCACTACTACATTCGCCCTGCCTAATGTATCTAATTCTAAATTGGATGCGCTTCTGAATCAGATTCTTTTTTGTACCGGCATTAGGGGCAGCGAACTCCACAGTAGAAATTTTCGTTTCATTAATGCTACCTATCAGATTCCCAATACAACGAATAGACAATGCCACTGGGGTGTGGCGTGGTACAATAGCTACCATGAGAGAACCTATTGCATGCTGGTGAATACGGAAAAAGCAGAGTCCCAGAATATCCAGATTTTTCAGAAACAGGGCGCTGGATTGTACGATGATGCCATCGATGATGAATTTGTTCAGAAAGTGCTCTCTCTTAATACATGGTCTCGGGTAGTCAGTTTCGGGGGTACTTTACCTGCAGAAAAAGTTTTAGTAGAAGCACCAACTTTATTCGATGAAAATACCTCAAGTACGTGGGATCCAACTGCAGCTAATAATTTACAGGAATTAGTTAATGGACTTCTATACCGAATTGGTGTTAGAATAACCTCAGACGGTCTGAATTTAGGATTTCGCGTTGCCCAGGCAAACGGTAAAATAGCAATCATAGCTAATGATCAATCCTCATCAGATTATTCTGTATTCCTGTTCAGTGGTGGTTCTGTTATACATACTTACTTGATTGACCAGAGTTATGTCATGGAGTGGATAGGTAACTATTCCTCCGATAGTGATATAATAGCTAGCATAGAGAGTGATGGTAGTGAAACCGGTATGCTTGATTTGGCTGGTATAAAGAATTTTGCTACTAAGGCATACGTAAAACCGAACGATGTTGTACTGACGATGTTCCCCTCGGGTTACAGAACTGTTACCCCGGGAGAAAACCTTACGACTAACTTAACCTCTGGGACACTGAAAATAAAGGTTCCCGACCTGCTGACTGCACAAGTGAAGGCCGGCCCGTTCAGGGATGCTGTAATAGATGTCCCGTATGGAGTTACCGTACAGTTTGCGGATCAAGTAGGTATAGTATATAAAGCAGATGGTGTTGATGGATTTACTGCTACATCTGGTAGAAAGGTATATACTATTCACTTTGTGCCTACAACGTCGTCGACTACTAATATAACCTTTAGAGCATTTGTAAACGTGACAAACTATAAGTAGGATGCTTACTGCTTTTTTTGCTTCACAGAATGGTACAAGTAAAACAGTGCCAAAAACTCTGACATATCAGTTTGAGAATAGTTCTGGTATGAGATTATCCATAGTACAAGGTAACCCAGAAAACCCATTAACTTCAAGAACTGTAAATGTACCATTTAGTAATAATCCCTATGTAATTACTAACAGGTTATCATCAGAGGGGAATATAACTCCTATGATATCTGTTAGGTCAGAAAATAACTGGGTATTAAACATCAGAGTTTATTTAAGGAAATACGGTACTGCTACTGATACATTTTTAGGTGGGTTAAATGTAGATAAAGATCATTATGGTACTAACACTATAAGGGGTACTACAAAAGTTAACTTTGGTGATACTTTAATTTATAGAATAGGTTTACTTGATGGTGTACTAACTTCTAAATCCATAGCTAATACCTTCCCAACTGACAGCATTCAAGATCTAGCTTGGGGATTGAGTTTGGAGGATTTATACACAACAAGTTTCATAGGTATGGGATTAAGGAAAGGTGAACCATATCCTTATGACTTGGTGGTAGATTTAGGACCCAGTACAAAATGTACTTTCGAAGATTGTGATGCAGTAGTAGAGTTCTACGAGAAATACAGTGGTAAGATTGATGAAGTAACATTCTATGCTAATACAGCAGAAGATGTTGGTAATATAGTAGTTGGTATGGATACCAATAAAAAGGTGGTTATGTATTTGAAATATGTGACCAGTGCTAGGGTAGACCCACCAACTCCATCAAAAGTTGCCATTGATTTTACTGTGGGTATTTCTCCTCATTCACCCGGTACAGAAACTACGATATTCATTTATAATAAGGCAAGAACCCGATTATTAAAGCATGTGACTTATGAAGATGGAGATGTAAGAGTTGGTTCTTCTACAAAGTTTACTAACGTACCTAATAGTGATAACAATGTATATTACTTAGTTATTACTGGGTCAGTGAATAGGTCAGAGTTATTTAACTTCTACGATGGAGGAGTATACATTTTCTAAAATAAAAGTATTATGAAAATATCAAAACTTGGATGGCTGTACGTAGCATTGCTAATAGCCTCAGTAATAATCTTCTCTTGTATTTGGAGATGGCTGGACAACGGACTGGTAGCATTCTTGCTCATTTTATATCCGATAGTGTATTTCATTGCCGGATATTTTGCTCATTATCTCAAAATAAAGGCAGCCATTAAGAAAGAATAGGCAATGTCCAGTATCTTAAAAGAACATTCCCATAAAACTAAGTTAGGGAAGTTATTGCATACTCTAGTACATGTTCTTTTGTATATTTGGCAACTACCTCAAAACTTAGCAGGTTTAATATACATGATAGTACTGAGAGGAGAGAAAAGGATTCTTAAACAAAGAAGCACTGCTTTCTATGTAGCTCCTACAATGAATGGCGGTGTAAGTTTGGGAAACTACATCTTTCTTTCAGAAAGGTCAGGATTAAAAGAACCTGCTTATGATCACGAGTTTGGTCATTGCATACAGTCTAGAATACTTGGGCCATTATATTTACCCATCGTAGGATTGTGCAGTGGTCTTCATTGCCTATTCCATAATAGAAAGAATAATTACTACGAATTCTGGACAGAGAAATGGGCAAACAAACTTGGTGGAATAGAAGGTTATGCCGGAGAGTACCATTATCATAAGGATGGTGTAATAAGAACTGTTTACTCAGAGTTAAAGGACTTTTACAATAAACATTTTTAACAATGGCAAGAACGGTTAATATCTCCCTACCAAAAATATCAGACCTGGTTCTTCAAGTAAAGCTAAACGGTGAATGGCAAACGGTTGAAGCTTTAGTAAGTAACCTTGGTCAAAGTATGCAAATAGGGTATGATAGAGCCGTAGATAAGTTCTCAAGATCTTTACTGTCAATAGTTAAGAAGTCACTAACTTTGGGTATACCACCAGTTGGTGGTGGGGTAACTTGGCAACCGTTATCCCAAGCTACTATAGAAAGATACGGACAACATCCTATTTATAACCTGACTGGCCTTTATTCTAGGTCAGTTGGGTTATATAGGTATAAATCGAGAGTTCTAATAGGATTGCCTATTGGAATTAGGAGATCTTCTCAGAAAAAATTAACACTAAACCAGCTTGCTAAAATGTTGGAATCTGGATCCAGTGATGGTAGGATTCCTCCAAGGCCAGTATGGGCACCTTCTCTTAAAGCTGTTGGTGGTAAGAATAAGCTAAAGCAACTTATCCTAACAGAGATACGCAGAGAACTTCAAAAATATGGTGTAAGACCCAATCAAGTAAAATGGTAAATTCTCAGGAAATTATAGAGAGGTCCATATACATGGCTCTATTGAATATGGCCATTGAATTGGGCTACACTATAAACCCAGAAGACTATCTCCCAACCAGTGCAGAAAATGCTGCAAGGTTTAAAGAAGACCTTAAAAAGATCATCGATGACAAGGGGTTCTATATAGGTATCTTTGGAGTGGGTAATAATCATTCCAGAGGTATAAAGGAAACTCCTCGAATAGTAGTTGATTCAGAGGGATTTTATCCAGGAGACATAGGACTACCAAGAAAAATAACCCAGAAAGAAGAGGGTATAGGTTACACAGCAACAGAAGTACCTTATGAATCCCTATCACAATATATGAACATAAGATTATGTGCTCATTCTTCAGAACATATGAGATTGTTGCACCAAATTATGTTCTGGTCTGTACCTCAAAGAGGTTACTTAAAACCCTACGATGAACCCGAGTTCTTATTCACAGGTAACATATACCTTAGGATAGTTAACTTTTATAATATGCCAGACCTGGAAAATGGGTTAATGGAAAAAGTATATCAATTTGAAGTACAGGATTGCCTCCTAGAGAAAAATACTCCTCCAGAGGTAATTACTCCAATAAGAGATATTTCTGTTCTTCTAGAAAATACAGATTATACAATTAAAGTACCATAATATATGGACAAAAGATTAAAAATACTTTTGGAAGAGGTTAAAGGTTCAGATCCTAACCTTGATACCATGGATAGAAACACAAGAGTAAAAGCTGGTAATTACCAATTCCCTTTCTCTGGTCAGCAGTTAGATTATCTGTTATTAACTTTAGCTAAGAAATTATCCGGTGATGATATACTGATATTCTCTGATCCAAGTAATCCTCAGACTGTATTAACAGAGATAACCAAATATCAGCTGGATGATCCATCTAAAATATATACTTCTTATGAAGTAGTATTTGGAACTTATCTCGGTACATTAAGAATAGATTCTCAAGATACGGCTAGTGTATCCATATTACAGTCAGGTAAGATAATTTACTGTAACATGGATTTAACAGATGGTCAAGTAACTCTAGAAAAAGAAATACAGTTAGATGACTTAGATAAGGTTACTCATGAGGAACATATATTAACTCTTGAGATAGGTGATTCTGCCGAAGTTAGCGAAAGGAACTTAGAAAAGTTGAGAGCTAATGCTGGAGAACATTTCCTATGTAACCTTGATTATGGATACGGAGTAGGCAGGTGGAATCCAACTGATGGTGGTAGTTCAGTAATAATGACTTCTGAGGGTATAAAGACAAGTTGGGACTTAGCTCCTGACGGTTCTATATCCAAAATAGAAGACGAAATATTGCCAGATGTTCCTTACCGAGTAAGTGTACCAGGCACTTCTATAAATACAGTTGTTGATGAAGTGATAGGGTCACAAATAATCAAAGCTAGTGTACTGGTAATAGAAGGAGGATCTACTGGGCCGATATCTTATTTAAGATGTGTAGATTCTACAAGCAGTGTAATTCAATTCGCTTCTATAACTAAAGATCTAAGGTTATCTGTACTCTCATATGATGTATCTGCAAGAAATTTGACCCAGGCATTCGTAAATATAAACGAAGAGCCAGAAGGTATTGCTAATTCATTATATCAGTACCTTGGATTTACTGAGGAAGAGTTAACTGCAGAACAGTTTAAGAATGGATTGAAAAATGCCATATTAGCTTACAAAGACGGGCCAATTGCTTAATAACACTTTAATATAATTAAATATGCCACAGACTCCAAGAGTAAGGTTCAACTTTAAGAACCTGAACGTGCAATCGAGTGTGCCTCTGTTGGGCGTAGTCAACATGGTAGCTATGACTACTAAGGGTCCGTTCGAAGACCCAAGTGATTTGATTTCAAGCCCATCTCAGTTCATTCGTATCTTTGGTTCGGAGATAGTTCCGGATGGTTCAGTATCGAACATAATGAAAGCCCTGGAAATGGGTGCAAAAGTTCGAGTATCTAGAGTAGCTGGTAAGGGAGCTAGTTATGGATGGGCAAAACCAATGGCTGTAACTCCAGCAGCTGCAGCACTCAGTGCACCATCAACTTCAGTTCCAGGCGGTTCAGCAATTATATCCATAGTAATTTCTGATCCAAGTGGAGCAGAGAATAGCCTTACAATGAATATGGCTATTCGTACTCGGGAAGCAGGTTCTCCGGTACTTGATAATACTGGGGTAAATTTGAATCGTCCCTTCTACTTAAAATTGAATGTATCCACAGAGCCAACACTCCGTGCAAGTATCATTCAGTATGGTGCAAGGGATGAGGAAACTAAGATACCAACTTATGACAGTATCTTAAATGAGACACTGTTCTTCTCTGCTGTATCGGCAAATACTACTGATGGTGTAACTACCCCTTCTATCAATGTAAATACTTTACAGAATTTCTTGGATAATGCTCCAAACATTACGTTCGAGGCAATTCAGGGAAAAGAAGGTGATGGCCAGGGAACTATGAAAACTCTGGCAACTGGCATACAGACCATGGAAGACATAGTTTCTATACTTCGTCAGTTCTCCAACTGGAATTCTACCATTATGATTGGTAAGATTGCTTCTGGAACGGTTGATACCGATGAAGTCAGTGATACCAATGTATACATGGAATGCTCGGAGGGAACTGTTGGTACAGACCCCGGTAAGGATGAGTGGATCTCTGCTTACAATGCTAGCAAGGTTTACTATGAGGCATACTCGGTAGTACTCTCTCACATACATCAGCATCTGGATAGTTATATGGAGGTATATACTGAAGTAGCTAATGATGTACATACTACATTCGAGAATATGCTCTATGTAGAGGTACCAAAGTATGCAGCCGGAACCCGTACTCCTGCTACGGTTGATGAAACATTAACCGCTCTGAAGACTATGGTTCAGACCATTGGTCCCAAGAAGGAGGTAGCATATTTCGGTGGTGGTATCAAGTACTATAATGAAAACGGTTCTCTTCAGAAATGTGATGTATTGGGTTCTGTAGCTGGACTTGATGCAACTTGTGCTTCTACTTATGGGCCTTGGTATTCCTTCTCTGGTATGAATCGTGGTGTAATTGCTTCGGCACTTGGACCCGTGATGAAGAACTTGGGAGGTCCAGCTGAGATAGATACTCTTAATGAGTTTGCTCAGTGGTACATGAACCTGTTCGTAATCAAGAATACCCGTACTCAGGGCCAGCGTACTATGCTTTGGAATGGATTCACTTCCAATCCCGTGGATGACTCCGAAAAGTTCATTTCAATAGTACGTCTCAATCTCTACTTGAAGAAGAACCTTCGGCCTATTCTGGAGAGCTATATAGAAGAGCCTAATACTTTTGAAACGTGGAAAAGGATATACTACGAAGCAAAGGATATTCTGGATGACCTTCAGACTCGTAATGCAATTACCTCTTATGAGTGGTTAGGAGATCAGGATGCACAGAGCTATGAGGATCTTCAGGTTAATAACGAGGCAGATGTTCGTCAGGGTAAGTATAAGGCTCAGCTGAAGTATAAGGAAATTGTTCCAATGCAGGATATAGAGATGGATGTTATCATAGATGTTTCGGTAAATAAGAGCACTGGTGAGATATCCATATCCGCACAGTAATAAACAAATAAATGATATAATACTATGGCAGGAGCTAAAGTAAAAAATCCGAGGAAGAAGTTCTTATGGCAAATTGTATTTGTCAAACATCCCATAAACGCATTCCTCTTTCAGAAGGTTGGTATACCAGAGGTAAGTATTGAACAAGTTTCACATGGTGATGTAAATTACGATGTAAAAACAGCTGGTAGAGTATCAGTTGGAAACTTAACAGCTTCCAAATTGGAAACTACTTCTGGGTCAGATACTTGGTTATGGGATTGGCTTATGTCAGTTCAGGATATGTTGCTTGGTGGGGGTTTAACTCCAAGCCAGTATAAGGAAACGGTACTCATCAATGAGCTGGCCGAGGATGGAGTATCTATCCTTAACTCCTGGACATGTACCGGAGTATGGCCTTGCAAGGTAAACGGACAGGACTTAGACCGAATGAGTTCGGATAACACTCTGGAGGATTTGGAGTTCTCAGTAGATACCTGCGAGAAGCTGTAATAGTGAATCACTAAGGGAGAGCTCAGCAATGAACTCTCCCTTTTTCGTTACAAAATACTATATTTTTCAGAATACTTAACAACTCAACACAATGGAAGATCAAACACTTTATGGTAAGAAACTTACCTTTAAACTACCAAGTGGTTATGAAGTAACCATACGGGAACAGAATGGAGAGGATGATGATATTCTCTCAAACCCAGTAGATGCAAAAACATTTATGAACATCTCTAAATTTATTGCTGGTATTGTAACAGATACCGATATTACGGCTACAAGATTACTCACAGCTGATGATGTTCAAAAAATGCCATCTCTTGATAGGTATACGATTATGATAAATTCTCGTATATTCTCTCTGGGAAAAACTCTTGAATTCAGGTATGACTGGGAAGGCCCAGCAGAGGGTCAAGTAAGAACCATTGATTATGAAGTAGATCTTAAAGAAGAGTTCCTTTTTGACTATGGTACAATTCCTACAATGCAGGAAATGGAAGCAAAACCGAATGCTATACCATTTTATCCAGTATTAAAACAGTCAAAGGGGATAACATTTACAACTAAGAGTGGTAAAGAACTTTGCTTTGATTTACTCAGTGCTGAAGGTGAGTCATACGTAATGAATTTACCAATGAACGAGAGAACTAAGAACCAGGAATTAATTGCTCGTAACCTTAAACTTAAAGTAGGTGAAAATTACGAGATCGTTAAAAACTTCAGAATGTTTTCCTCTCAGGATATGATGGATATTCGTTCCACTGTTAAAGGAATGGATCCAATATTCCCAGGAACTACTCAAATAGAGGACCCAGATACTGGTCAACGTATTATGGTACCAGTAATGGCAGTAGATAATTTTTTCTACCCACGGGAGAACTAGAAGATGTATATTTATATATTGTTAGAGCAAAGATTAGTATTGACTTTAACACTCTAGCAAAGCTCCCATGGCGGCGTAGGAAGAAATTTATAGAAGCTGCCGAAGCATATTACGAACAACTAAAAAAGGAGATGACCCATACATAGGGTCATCTCTCTTTTGTTCTATAAATCTGAAACTATATGGCTTTTACAAGTGGTAGTCCTTCTGCAGGACAACTAGAGATAGGTATAGCTCTTGTCTTACAAGATAGGTTTTCTAACCAAGCAAGAGAAGCCAGCTCTGTTATAAGAGGTTTACATCGGGATGCTAAGAATGCTGTACAGGCTAACTTAACCGCTGTTCAGGCATATACAAATATGTTTGGTGGTATAGCCAGTAATATAGTGTCTTCCTTAGCTACTACAATTACAACTGGAGCTGACTTCATCGATATGATGACTTCAGTGGGAGCTATCTCTGGAGCTACCAATGAACAGATGTCTGGATTATCAGAAACTGCCCAGACATTAGGTTTGAGGACCATGTTCATGTCAAGAGATATAGCTTCAGGTATGAAATACTTAGCAATGGCTGGTAATGATGCAAATCAGATACAGGAAATGATATCTGGTGCTGCAATGATGGCCAATGCTACAGGAATGGAATTGGGAGGTAAAGGAGGTACTGCAGACTTACTGACCAATATAATGAGAACCTTCGGATTGGAAGGTGAAAGAGCTGCTACATTAGTTGGTGACCAGCTTACTAAAGCTGCTATGGCATCTAATATGTCCATGACGGATTTGGCAGAATCTATCAAATATTCCGCAGCATCCATGGTAACTCTGAGACAACAGTTACCTCAAGTAGCTGCTATGATAGGTACCTTGGGTAATGCAGGTATACAAGGTTCTATGGCAGGTACTTCTATCAGAAATATGGCAGACTACTTAACTCAGTCCATAACCAATCCAAATTTCAAGGGAGCTAAAGCTTTAGCTAGACTGGGATTGAGTAAAAAAGATTTTGTTGATGCTACCGGAGATCTTCAAGATTTTGGTGTAATTCTTGGTAAAATAAATGAAGCTACTAAGAACTTATCAACTGTAGATCAGAATGCAGTATTAAAGAGTATCTTTGGTGTACGTGGTATGCGTGCTGCAGTTGCCATAATGAGAGATACCGAAGGATACTTTGATCTTCTAGATAAGATACAAAATCAATCTGCTGGATTTGCCGAAGGAGTAGTAGCAAAACGTATGGAAACTCTTGCAGGTAAGATTGATATAATTCAGTCTGCTGCAGAGAACCTTATGACTACCTTTGCTGAAGCTATACAAAATAATCCTATCATTATGGGGTTCCTTGATATGGTAGGTTGGGCAATATCCCAAGTACGTGACTTAGTGGCAACTCCATTTGGACCTTGGATAGCTGGGTTAGCAAGTATAGGTGCTGGTGTATTATGGATTACCAATAAGATAGCTAACTGGAGAGCTAGATGGTTAATATTAAATGGTGATACTCAAGTGACCTTCAGATCAATGGTTAGATTATTGATTGGAGGTTGGTCACAAGCTACTATATCTGCCCAAGCTTACCTCAATATGGAGAGAGCCATCATTGCTCAACGTAAAGCTGGTATAGGAGCAAGTGCTACTATGGTTGCTGCAGAAGCTGGTTTACCAAGATATTACTATAATGGTAATATTCCAGCAAAAATGGGAGCCAATGGTAGGTATTATGCTAATACTGGTAGAGGAGCTTCTGGATGGACTCCAGTACCAGCAGCTATGGTAACTACAACTAATGCTGGTAGGATGACCAGAACTATAATGGGTACTGGTGCAGGAGCTGCAGCTGCTAATGCTGCTTCTCGGGGTGCATTGGTTTCTGTTGGTAGAGGACTGCTTGGATTCGGATCTAGATTAGTTGGATTATTTGGAGGCCCAATTGGATTAGCCATAACCGGTATATCTATAGTTGGACCAATGATATACAGTGCTATCAAAAGTAATCAGGCTTCTAATGAAGAGAATACCCGAGCAACTAATGATCTTGCATCTGCCGTTAGGGCTAGCAAAGAGGGATATAATTTAAGAAAGGATAATCTACAAGAGTTAACAGTTCAAGAGATGAGGTGGTTAGTACAGACTCTTGGATTATACACTGAAAAGCTTAATCAGAGAGAGAATAAAGGCAATACCACTATCATTAACATAGACGGTAAAAAGGTATTTGAAGAATATCTCAACGAGAGAGATTCAGAAATAAATGTAGCTGCTGGAGTAAACTAAACAATTATGGCATCACTGATAGGAAAACCAGTTGGAAAAGTGGCTCAAGAGGTAGCTGAACTTGAGCAGGGGAGAATATTTCAATCTCCCCTTAATAAAGTATGGAGGGCTTTGATATTACGAAACAGAGCTACTTCTACAATGGCTAAGGATAGGCCAAATAAAGAGAATAAAGAATCTGATGCCAGGAATGCTCATGTAGCTAGGAATGGTTCATACTCAGTAGCTCAATCAAAGGATCCTTGGTATCAGAATAAGATATCAGCTAATAGTTCAGGTGTAGATCCAAATGAAATACTTGAAGCTAAATCTATAGATTATACCGTAGCTAATAAGTTAACATCAGAACTTATAAAGAACGATATAGTAATAGCTAACTTAAATGTATCACCCGCAATTAGCTTAGTAATACAGAATCGTCCAGATAGGTTAAGGGTTGAACCCGCTGCTACTTGGGCAGCTGTTAAATCCATGGGTCGTAATAATCCGTTCTATTTTTATACTGGTGGAGAAGATACAATAACATTTGATATCTCGTGGTATTCAATAGATGCCGATCACAGGGATGATGTAGTTAATAAATGCCGGTTATTGGAATCATGGGCAAGAGCAGATGGGTATATTTCTTCTCCACCTACTTTAAGGATACAATGGGGAAATTCTGGATTATTCGAGGATGATCTTTTCATATTGGCTTCAGCTCCATACGAGTTAACTAACTTTCAGAATGCTTCTCGTATGATGAGAAGATATGATAATGATCCAGATACTGGTCAGAGGATAACTAATACTGTTAGCCAACCATACGACCTTAAATTATTACCCAACTGTGCTACTCAAACTCTCACTTTCAAAAGGGTAACTAAAAACAATAGAACCTGGGAAGAAATAATTCCATCTAGTAAATTGCAATATACGCCTGGAGTAATTCTTGATGGTGGGGAAGTAGATTCTCTAGAAAATACTGATACAGAGAGAATAGGCACACAAAACTAAATAATTATGGTAACTATTCCTGGAACAAGTCCCTATGATGATAGTTATGTAATAAAGTTCCCAGATGGAGATATCTCATTGGAAAGAAATATATCATCTATATCTACCGATTATCTAATACATACAGTACTTGAAGGAGAAACCATACAGAACATTGCCTTCAAGTACTATGGTGATTCTGGATTTTGGGGAGTGATTGCTGATGCCAATGATATACTCAATCCATTTGAGGACCTTCATGCAGATATGGAGTTAATCATACCAAACTATGGAGGATAGCAAACCGGTTCTCTTAAATGGTAATGGTACACCATATCTTGCAATATTCGATGGTGCAGGATCTCCAATAATGGATATCTTCAATGACCTGCCAATCGGTATGGAGGTAGAGAACTTTAATTACAAGTATACTGAAGGTAAAGGAGACAAAGGTAAGTTTACTATAGTAACTGACTTTGTGGATATAGTAGATCATCCATCTCTGCAATTCAAAATGCCCTTGAAAATACAGTGGGGGTGGATATTTAGTGATAGCTCTTTTAAGTCTAGTCCTGTAAGGCTAGTGAATATAAAAAGTCATCAGATAGAATTTACTCCAGATGGTGTAAGGTTTACAATAGAATTTGCCGATGCAAAGATGTTTTTGGAAGCCGAACCATCAAAATTTGTTGGAGATAAAACCGATTACTTGGAAGTATTCAACGAATTAGCCGTGGGTAATATGCCAACTACAATAATTGATTATTCCGAGAAAGCTGGTGTACATTTGGAAATAAGAGATAATAATCCATGTGATGGCAAAACAGAGCAACGAGAAAAGTAAGCCTTGCTTACCTTGTTATACCAAGATACAAAATACTGAGGAAGTAGATGATGGATTGGTAGGGGTAAAGATACTTGATCTTAGTCCAAGTAATTTAGCTAAACCATATCAGAATCCTGAGAGATATAGTTTAAGACCAGTACCAGCTACTTATGCAGAAGGAACTGTTATAGTTGGGTCAGCAACATTCTTGAATAAATACTCTCAGTTAGTGGGTATAGCCAAGTCAATGACTGGCGGACCAAACTTTGTGGATACTCGGGATAATAAGATAGAGATACATAACGGTAAGCAATCTGGTAAAACCGTATTTGCTTATACTTATGCTGGTGGTACTGGTGAACTATTGGAATTCAGAGTTCAAACCAAATATGTTCAAAGTATAGAGGCTGGTAAAGCTTCAAGTGTGGATCCAGATACTAAAACGGTAGAAACTGATTTAGTTCAATGTGTACCTACAAATGATGATCCATGTAAGCCGGATGCTTATGTAAGGTGGAATAAAGCTACTCCACTATTGATACAGAGAGATGTAACCAGGATGTCTAAAATAAAGGGATCTCTTGAAACATTATCTTCTGTATGTCGTAAATTAAATACGGTTAAAACTACACGTACTGTATACAACTCAGTAGAGGATGCTAAGCAGCAAATAGCCTCAAATCCCTCACTAACTGAAGAAGAGGTTAAAGCATACAATTCTCAGATAGAGTCAGAATGGAGAACTTATTTGAGGAAATTAGATGAATATGAGAAAGCTTTATTAGACTTCAATAATAAGGTAAGACAAGGTATAAAGGTAGATGAAGAAGATGCTCCTAAATTACCTATTCCACCCGATGAAGTATCTTATTTTGTCATAAAGAGGAAGGTATTGATACAAGTAGATCCATTACAATATGCTCCAAAGGATAGTAAAGCTTATTGGCAAAATAGATGGAGACAAGGTTATAATGCTCTTAAAAAGAACAAGGAGATAAACTTAGTCATTCAAGGATCTTCAGATGAAAGACCGTATGGAGATTATCCCTATGATTACCCTGGTTCAGATCGTTCAAAGGTACTAATAGAAATGGAATTAGAAGTACAAGTACCAGGTGTACGAGTAGTATCTGATCCATTGTTTGCTACCCTTGGAGAGTTTATGTCTAATGACATAATAGAATCAGTAAATAGCCAGATTAAATCCAAAGCTAAGTTTGTTGGTAACCCATCAATGGAGTCTTCTCAGATTATTGAGATCAAGAATGTTGGTGAAAAATATTCTGGTGATTGGTATGCTAAAGAAGTTGAACATAGCTTTGATACTGGGGGATATTTTACTGAGGTGACTTTTGAAAAGAAGTCAAGAAACTCCATAATCAATAAGATATCTACTTCTGTTAATATGCAAGAAGTATTCCAGAAATCTCATGATATAGCTAAAGAGTCTTATACTACCGATGCTTGGAAGATACCAAGTAAAATTAAGGCAGAAGCTAGGAAGCATAGGGCATCTATATGGGAAGAGGAGTATAATAGGACTGGAGATAAACCAAAGATTGGTACACAAATAGTTGTACGTCAAGATACAGATCCTCATAAATGGGAGATATTTGATGCTAGAACTGATTTTAGAGTAGATAGGGATATAAGCCCAAAAGAGCAATGAATTTATATGAACTAATTCAACAAAGGGGTATAGAGGCAATAGGTAGGTTCTATTCTACATATCGAGGAATTGTTATAACTAATTATGATCCAGACTCTCAGAATAAGGTATGTGTATACTTACCAAGTATATTGAGAGGAGTAGAAGTTTGGGCTTACCCTAAACATCAACAAGGGGGTCCAGGATCTGGATTCAAATGGTTATCACCAAGGGAAGGTTCTATAGTATATGTAGAATTTGAGAACGGAGATCCAAGACACCCTCTATGGTCATATCATGGTTGGGCCATAGGTGAGATGCCTCCAGAATTGAATAAGCCCAATGTACTGGGATTTATAACCCCGAAAGGCAATAAAATTATACTGGATGAAAGTGATTCTGGAGTATTAACTGCAATAATTCAGCAAGATATAATTATTAAATCTCTAGACGGTAATATAAACGTCGATGCGAATAGTATTATAATGCAGGGTGGAGAAGTTGGTATTCCAGAATCTACCTCAACAGTAGAGAGACTAAACAAAATAGAGCAGGATATAAACAATCTTAAACAAGCTTTCACATCATGGACACCAACTCCTCAGGATGGTGGGGCTGCTCTAAAGACTGTTGTTGCATCTTGGTCTGGTAGTAAATTAACCGAGACTAAGGTGGAAGATATAGAAAGTGAAACTATTAAACAACCTAACTAATGGCAAACTATAATCAACTCAACACAATTGGTAGTGGGCCTTATTTTCCCATAAAGTTAGAACAATCAATAGGTAGTGATGGTAAACCAGAATATATAGAAACTGTAGTCAGATATAAAGTTACACATGATTTGGATTACTCTACCGATCCGAACATTATAGCTAATGGGAATTTTTTAGATGAGGTAGATACTTTAGATCAAGAATTCCTAAAATCTACCTATCCCGATGATGTGGTAGTTGGGGATAGAAAATCTCTTAAAAGTAATTCTATTGGTGGAGCTGCTATAGAGGGTTATTTACCATATTCTAATATTCCAACTTCTTTACAATTACAACTGGGTGGTATCAAGAATGATGGTAATAAATGGTGGTATGAATCAATAAAGACATTAAGTGGTTCTAATAACACTGCTTGTTCTTGCTGGACATTCTTTGTAAACAAAGACTGTAAATACATTAAAATAGAATTCGAATTAGAACCTCAAACTACATTCACTCATATGTCTATGAGAGTATATAGAATGAGTGAATATACTTATATATGGGATATACCATTGAATTCTAATAAAGGAGTGATCTGTGTAAAATTAGAGAAAAACCAAACAGTTTTACTATTCTTACCAGAAAATGAGGGTGATGTGCTTACTGGTACTAAGTCAGTGAATATGATAAGTTGTAAAGTATCATATACTAATGAATCAGTGCCTGGTATGGTATATACAACCGAAGAAACAGAAATAAAAAGAGTGCCTAAAATAGGATGGTATGTTCTAAATGGTGATATAGCTTTAATAAAGCAAAACTTAACAGCAATACTTACATATCAAATTGGTCAAAGATTTAGGCAAGAGGACTTTGGTTCTCGTACTTGGGAATGCTTGGAAGAACCCAATACAAGTGCACTTAATCTGATGATTAAGAACTTTGTGAAAGATGGCATAGCAGCTTGGGAACCAAGAATCAAAGCCTTAAAAGTATTTGCTCTTAAACCCACAAAAGAGTCAATACGACTCCTGATATATTTCAAAGTACAGAACTCACAGAAAGTAGAAGAGCTTAACTTTCAATATAACTTAAACAACTTAACTACAGATGTCTACTAGCAATCCATGGCTTACCCCTTTTCAAAGGTCATACAATGACATAAAAGCCAAATTAATTCAATCTCTTAATGAAAGGGTTCCAGAGATTACTGATATGAGTGAAGGTAATATATTTATACTCACTTTATCCATATTTGCAGGTATTGCAGAAGTTATACACTACTATATAGATGGTATGGCAAGAGAAGCTTTCTTACCAACTTGTAGAAGGTATTCATCTCTATATAAACATGCCAAACTAGTGGACTACCATATAAAATCTGCTATACCATCTTCTGTAGACCTTACAGTATACATGCAGGATGGGACCTCATTTCCAGTAGATATCAATGTACCACAGAATACAGTATTTAATTCTAAGGATGGTAAACCTTGGATAACTACTAGAAATGTAACCATTGAAAAGGGAACATATACTTATAAAGCTCCTGTTGCACAGAAGGAGGCTGTAGCTGAGGTAGAATTGGGAACTTATACTTCTCATGATATAATCATAACCTTGGGTGATCTGCCAGCTGATAGGAAGTATGTAGAGGGATCAATGGTACTTACCATTGACGGTGAAGCTTGGACCTTGGTGGATACCTTTGCCTATTCTGGTCCTGGTGATAGGGTGTATAAGGTAGAATTGGATAGTACACTCCAACCGTATTTGGTATTCGGTGATGGTCAATTCGGTAGAAAACCAACCATCGGTTCTCAAATAAAAGGTCAGTACTACCTTACTTATGGTTCAAGTGGTAATATACCATCTAACCAATTTGATAAGGTACCAGAAGTAATGTCTGATGTAACTTCTGGTTTATCAATTACTAATACCATAGCTGCAACTGGTGGTTCTGACTATGAGGATTTTGATACTCTGAAGGAGCATATTCCACTCAGTATAAAGACTCTTGGAGTAGCCATTACAAAAGAGGATTACGAAGCAATAGCTATGCTCATAGACGGTGTAGATAAAGCCTACTGTAATTATATATGCGGTAAATATGTAGAAGTATATATTACCCCAGATGGTGGTTCAGAAGCTAGTACCGAACTTATCAACAATGTTAAGCAGAGGATGGAATCCTCAAAAGTACTGACTACTAGAGTAAGTGTATATTCTACACATGCAGCAAAGATATACTTATCTGCAACTATAACCGGTAAGAAGTCATTTAAGTCAATAGATATAAGCAATCAAGTTAAGAAAGCTTTACTTGATGCTTATAACTACCAGAGTTCTGGTATAAACAAATCGGTAAGGCAATCTGATTTATATGCTTTAATGGATAATCAACCAATGGTTGACTTCCTTACCATAACCGAGTTATACTTATTGCCGTACCCAATAGCTATAAATATAAATTCTCAGAATACCGAAGAGATAGTATCTGTACCAGCATTGAACATAACATATTTCAAAATGATATCGTTCAATACTGCAACTCCAGAGACTGACTATGAGAATTGCTATATTCAGACGGTAATAGAAGATGGCAATGCTTTCTATAGAATATTCACCAATAAGAACGTATCTGGTAATGCCTTATATACTGGTCAATATGGTAAACCAATAAATGTAAGCTTATACAAATCTAAGTTTACTATGACCATCAACTTACCAGTTGAAAATGCAAACTATGAAAATGGTACAGTATATCAGTTAACTACCCAACCAATGGGAAGCAATGGCAGACTGGTAGATCTTATACCTCATAACTATAATATACCAGTTATCAGTTCAGATAACATAACCTTAACAATCAATGAAGTGGTTTAATCCAGCGAAGACATTCTTCAGGGATTACATCTTCAGTAACCTTTTTGACCATTACTACAAAGCCAATGATACTTATCAAGATTCAGAAGGCAAGGGTATATTCGAAAGGTTCATAGATGTATGTTCTGGCTATTTCGATACTGAGGTAATGCCCGATATAGATAACTTCATGGAATGTCTGGATGTGGATAAAGCCAATCCTATATTCCTGAACTATCTATGGGAATACTTTGGGTTCATCCCTTATGCTTATGGCGTATTAACTAAGGGAGAGCCCTATACAGAGGAGAATCTAGAGAATTGGGTAAAAGAGGACAGGGGTTTTCCCACTGCTGATTGCCGGTTAGTTCTAAGATACGCCATATCACTGTATAAGATTAGGGGAACTAAAAAGTTTTACGAAATCTTAGGTAGATTTTATGGTGTAACTTTTAACCTTACAGAAGTAGAAGGCAGTACTAAAGCTGTAACTGGATTTTCTGGTGATGGGTCAGTAAAGTATGACAATGTTTCTTACTATGATACTCCATCAGCTATTTATGATACAGAGACAGATTGTTGGGAATGTGTTCCTATGATTTTAACTATCGGTATACCAAAAGGTCAATGGAATTTTATGACCAAGAAAGATCAAGAGATTCAGGAAAAACTTTTAGAAGAATGGAAGTCTATGAATCCCTATGCTACAGAAGAAGAGATTCAGCAAGCTAAGGAACAGATATATACTGAGCATCCATCAGATTATAGTGATAAGGTAAAAGAGACTTTGATAAACATAGTTAACAAATATCTGCCAGTAAATGTAAAGTACTTTGAACCAAATGATAGTTCAGTGGTATTTGAACAAACTTCTGCAGTAATTTATATCGTATAACATGCCACTGATCTCATTATTATTTGCAGCTGCCCAAGATCAAAAATTAGACAATGCAGTTCAATCTTTAACAAGGTCATCCATAGAGTTAGCGGAAGCAGCTTCTAACTATGGAGCATTGAAGGTAATCTTCGGTATCTTTATGGTATTAGTTCTAGTGTTGGTAGTGATGTTTATGTATACCATTTGGAACTTAAACAAAAAGATATCGGTAGTATCAGAGTCTTCTAGTAAGGTCACAGAATTCTTCGATGGAGCTGCTGATTCTACAATAGGTGTAACTGAGGCACAGATTCTTATACGAAGGGAATTCAATTGCCTTGGTCATATACTTAAGTATGCCATACTACGAATAAGACTCGAGAATCATATAGATAATAAAGAGTCAGTAATAAAGAAAGTAGACATATTAGTTAACAATGAGTATTCAGAACTATGTGGGCTTATGTCTAACTTTAATTGTGATGGCAAATCTCTTTCGACCATATTTGAACTTCAAGATCATGAAGCAATAAAAGATATGGTAATAGAACAAATATACATACCCAAGGATCAATTCTCCATTTCAAATATGGATCAATCAGTAAGTATGTATCTCAATGGATTGAAATTGATGTACCTTAAAAAATTATAACCATGGAACGAAAATTATTACCGATCATTGACTTTGCTCATGGGTCAGATGTACCTGGAAAACAATCACCAGATGGTAAACATAAAGAATATTTATGGAGTCGTAAAGTAGGTGGAATGCTAGCTGAACGTCTCAAGCAGGAGGGATTCAAGGTGGCATTCACTAATACCTCAGATAAAGAAATCGGGTTATCTAGAAGAAGAGAAATTGCAAATAATCTAGATACTCCACTTGGGGGAACTAAATTTCTGCTATCCCTCCATAATAATGCCACAGGCATGGGGAATGAATGGTGCACTGCAAGGGGATTTGAAATTTATACTACCAAGGGCCAGACTCGTTCTGATTTATTTGCTACAGTAATATTTGAGCAGCTTCAGGAAGACTTCCCGATTACCGATGGATATAAACACCGTATGGATAAATCAGATGGTGATCCAGATAAGGAAGCTAACTTTACTGTACTAATGGGAAATAATTACTGGGGAGTACTGCTTGAGTGGCTCTTCCAGGATAATCCAGATGATGTAGCTTTATTAGAGGATGATAATATAAACCATAAATTGGTTGAGTCTTTAACTAAGGCACTCATTTTCATAGACGAAAACTTGGATAAATTAAAACTGTAGAGATATGGCTAATAATGTAACCGTGGTTAATAACGGTGTAGTTCAACAGAGGTTCTATCAAGTATATGGTGACTTGATTGAATCCAAAGAAACCATGGAACCCATAGCTATTGCTCATGGTAATGGTCCTATATGTGGATTTGATATTGTAGATACTTCTACTAATCATGTAATAATCCGTGGTTCATGGGATCCCAATTTATCTAGCGATGGTATATCCGCTCCGCCAGTATTAAAGAAAGCTAATCGTAGAGTCATAATATCAGACGGGGAAAATAATGGTGGAAATGTAGTTAATGCCATAGTAACTAATGATGGGCTTATACACATATGTCCAGTTACTCTTGATTTTACTGATGTAAAGCCAACTGGTGGATGGTTTGATCTAAGTAATCCCAGTAAGTTTGTGGCTTTTGCTATGAAAGTAAGCCATACCTATACTCCAGTAGCAGATGCTAGTAATATTGGAGTTAGTGATTTTAGTATTACTTGGTTAACATTAGAAAAGAGTACTGGTGGTACTTATAGTCCTGCAGAGGTAGCCTCTTTAGACTTCTCATCTCTTGTAGGCACTATATTACCATCTGGTTGGATAAATAGGAATACTGATTCTTTAGTTGGTATATACATTGTAGGGTATGACCCAAGTTGGGGAGACAACGATGTATATGCCTCTTTCGGATATAAAATGGCTTTGGTATCTTATGATGGTAAATGGCCAGTAAGTCCTTTCATAAACGGGTCATTTGATATCCTTTCACTTAATCAGAAAATAAAGAATATACCAGTCATAGAGGAGGATGTTGATAGCCTGAAAGGGCTGAACAGTATACTTCAGAACCAGGTGAATACTCTTGGTAAAGGTATAGAATGTGATTACACTTTAGATATTAATGTTACAGATGAAGGGACCGGTGATGGTACAGTAAGTATTACTATAAAGAAGCTGGTGTATCTCGGAGTAAGCCTCTATGAAGGAGCTGGGGAAACCTTCACCAGTAATACCATGTATTTAAACAATATAAAGGCCATATACTTAGACATATTATCATCTGATACTAATCCAGATACTGGTTTACCTTCTATCTCTAAATGGGGATTAAGTCTTGGATTAAGTACTGTTAGGTTAACTAATCCAAGTGACATTAGGGGAGGCATATCTGGTGATTTTCAAGGAACTGGAGAATCTGGTTCTATATCAGCTGGTATTATATGCCTAATCAATAAGAATGGTCAAATGACTGACTCTTATTATGGCCTAGTAGGTAATGGTAAAAGTTCAAAAGTAGTAAAACCCTCTGATGATCCAAGTTATTATCTGGCATTGGTATTAAATAACTTCTTTAATAGGTTTGCTAATACCGCTGATGTATTGGATACATCCTCAAAAAGGGATAAGAGGTATACTAGAGTATTCATAGATACCAAGAGTGGAGGTTTAACTTCAAGTGATACTTGTGGAATAACCTTCAGATTGTACCCAACAGGTATAAACTTATCTTGGTATGTATACCTTAGTAACACTTCTTCCCCATATACACAAGGTACTTTCAGGTTAGATTTGAATTCTGAATTGGCTTTACATTTCAAGCCTTATGTATTAAAGAATCTATACGACTTCTATAAGAAGGTAACTGCTCAGGCATCTGGCGGGAGGTTGTTATTGCAAAGTATGCCGTTGATGGTTAATACTACTCAAAGTGGAACAGAGCAAGAAGTAAATGGTCATATATTTGTTTATTTACGAAATGATTCGTCTGATAATTTCTACTTAGAAGTAGTAGTGGGTACTATAAGTGGTTCATCTTCTGCTACCATAAGGAGTACTTATTTTGGTACTACATTTATCCCATTTATGTTGAATGATGTATGGGATTTATGTAATACTGGAGATGTATCAATTACTCCGAATGTATAGATACATATTAAACACAAGCCATAGTTGAGTTGGTTAAGTGGGGCCGGAGTTGGGTTATGTTTAATCCTGCTCTGGCTTTTTTATTGTCTAAGATCTACAGCAGCTTGTTCTAAAGTTTTTTGTATGTTCTTTCTCATGTGAGAAAACATATTTACTGCAAATTTATCTCTTGGCAACTCAAAGTAATCAATCAAGTGAAGGATAGATAACTTACCGTGTGATTCCTTTATTCTTGACTCAAACCATTTGGGAGGTTCAAGCTGTATCTTCATAACCAAATACTCATCAGGTGTAAGATGTTCTTTCATGTATTCATGGAATCTTTGTGATTGTTCTTCCTTGATACGAGTTTCTTCTGAGTCATCAAGTAATTCCTTGTTATTATCAAATAGGACTTCAAATGAAGTTAACTCCCGATTAAATTCTGCCTGTTTAGTATAGGCATTACGCAATAACTTACTCTTGAAAGTTTGAAGGGAAGATAAAAGAGTGGCCTTTAATCTTTCTTCATCATACTCACTTTGATATTTATTGAATACATACAAGAACTTATCCCAGAAAAAAGAGTTGATTATATCTGGTGTAACATTAAATCTTCTAGAATCTATTCCCCTTACTAATCTGCGGATTAATGGTTTACAGGTTTTATACAACCTATTAAACAAATCCTCATCATAAGGTTTTAATTCTGTCAAACGATGTAGTTCACTTCCGTTGTTGCCTTTCATAGTAGTAAAGATTTTTTAACAATGCAAATATAATATAATAAGTAACAACTTGTATGAATTTATAAAAATTATTTCACCGTTTGTGTTGAAGTTAGTTCAAAGATGAGCTTCATGAACTATATCATCTAGCAGATACTATTGATAATACATCCTGAATATTATATAATATATGAAACAAAACAAGGTAAAGAAGAGGTTAAACTCATGTGATAAATTCACTTTTTCCATAAAGTTTCAATTAGAAGTATTAAGGTTTCTGATACAAGGCAAGGAATCTCTTTTATATATCTCAAAGATAAAGCCTGGGTATTTTACTCTGATAGAACATTCTATCTTAGTAGAAGCCTTGATCAAATTTGTTAAGAAGTATCAGAGAATCCCCAGTGAAGTTTTGATGATAGAACAGGTAAAGACTTTATTGGAAGGCAAGGATTATACAGATTTGGTTACAAAGGAAGATATCCCCAATATTCATAAGTTAATATATGAACTGTATAACAAGCCATTAAAGGATGTAGATATAGTTTTGGAAAACATACATAAGTTCATTGCCTATATAGAATTAAAGGCTTTGAATGAGAGTATGGATTTCTCAGATTATAACTCATATGAAACATACCAATCAAAGCTAACCAAGATCCTTCAAAATTCAAAGCCACAAAAGAAGGATGAACCATTGTTAATGGTTAGTGGAACTGCAATGCGTCAACTTATGAGAAAGGTTGATCCGGATGTAGTTCCTACTCCATTTTGGCAATTGAATAAGTTGGGTAATGGGGATGGGTATCCTAAGAATTCTTTATTTGTGTTGATTGATCGACCCAAACGGAGAAAGACCTTTGCACTTATAAATATAGCAAGGGGATACTTGGCAATGAGGAAGAACGTATTATATATTGATACTGAGAATGGTAAGAACCAGTTAATGGATCGTATGATCCAATCTACTCTCAACAAAACTAAGAGAGAGATGTTAACTGGTGATTATGATAAGATGGAGCAAAGACACATGCGTAAATATAAACGTCTTGGTGTAGAGTTTATAGTTGAGCGTGTACCAGCAACCATTGCCGATTGTAATACTATCAAGAATCTAGTCAGGAAGTTAGAATCAGAGAAAGGTATAAAGGTGCATGTCATCATGATTGACTATGCTGCAAAGTTAGCTTCTATTTCCAGAGATAAGGATGATGTAGAACGTATTAACAACGTATATATTGATATAGATAATATGGGTGATGAACTTGGGCTAGATGCAATATGGACTGCCCAACATGTTACCAGAGAAGGCGCTAAGCATCAAGAAACAAGATACGAGGATAATGATATTGCTTCTGCTATTTCTATCATAAGAAATGCAAAATGCGTAATGGGGTTAAATTCTACACCCGATGAAGAAGAACATAATATAATGAGAATGGAAGTTGTAGTTCAACGAGATGGAGTTCCAACCGGTAGAGTTATGTTCAATATGGATCCAGAAAGACAACGTATGAAAGAGTTCTCAAGAGAAGCCAGAGCTAAATATGATGAGTCCATGGGTAGACAAGTAGATGATATGCTTAAAAAGAAAAAGAAGGTAAGTAATCCCAATGCAAACTCTGAAAAGAGGAGTAAAACCACTGGTGATATTTAGTAACATATTATAAACCTTAATAATTAAAGTTGTATGGCACGTATTATTGATTCTATGGATTTGGCCAAGTTTGGAGAAAAGGTTACTTCCTGTCCCAAATGTAAAAAGGTAATAGCCTGTGTTCCAAATGAAGTATTCTTAGATTTATCTTATGGTCCTGGACATTTTGAAGAAGAGAGTATTGTATGTCCTCAATGTCATAGTATACTTCATCTCAATGAGTTTCATACTGTAGAACATATGTAATCATGGATATCAGATTGCTAAAGATATTCCGTAGGAGAGCTTCTAAAGAGATATGCTTAAGAAGACAACCAGGTAATAGGTATGAAGTGGTATGTCCAATAAATGAAGAAAATACTCTTGGATGTTTTACTAAACAATGGGTTCACATAAATAGTCCAAAAGCTTCTATTACATTTAAGATGTGTACTCCCAATGGCAGTACTTTCATAAATAGAATAGGGTATAATCAATACGATGCGTATATTATACCATTTAACACTAATTTTCTAACTATGGAAGAAGCTATTTTAGAGATATCCAAGATTAGGAGAGGTTATATACAATATCACTTAGTGCCGGAGTTCTGCAAAGGATTACCCATTAAGTAGTAATCACCCGGCTATGGATAACATGGTCGGGTATTTTTATTTATTGATATGAAACTCAACAGCAATATAAAAGGTTTTCCTTTATACCATGTAACTAAAGATGGAAAGGTATATACATAAAATAAAGACTGGTTATTATGAAGCTTAATAATAATCTCAAGGGCAGGCTCCATCAATACTTTATAAGAAAGATAGGGGCTTTTGATTACAGACACTCATGGATGAAGTCAGATTGTCCATACTGTGGTAGAGAAAAGAAGTTTGGTATTAACCTTTCAAGTAATAGGTGCAATTGTTTCCGATGCGGAGAACATCCCTCCCCTATTGGATTAATCATGTATCTAGAGAATACAGATAGTTTTCAAGAAGTACTGCATATACTTGAATCGGGTGATTATTCTGGATATGTATTTAAGGAGGAGAAGGTTGAATTAAAAGGTAAGAAAGAATTTTTCCTCCCTGATGGATTCAAGAATATATCTATGGGTAATTCTGTATTGGCAAAGTCAGCCAGGAATTATTTGAAGAGAAGAGGATTCAATATAGATGAATTGGCTCGTAAGGGATGGGGATATTGCAATGAAGGTAAGTACCTGGGTTATGTAATTATCCCATTTACGGAGCATGGGCAATTAACTTATTTCAATGCCAGATTATATATGGGCGCTGGCCCCAAATATAACAATCCAGAAGTAGATATAACAGGTTTGGGAAAGAGTTTTATTATTTATAATGCAGATGCTCTAGAAATATATAAAACAGTTTATATTTGTGAGGGTGCAATTAATGCAGAGACTATCGGAGAAAATGGGATTGCAACGGGAGGCAAGGCCATTTCAAGATATCAGGTGAATAGATTTATTAAAAGCCCAGTAGAAAAGTTTATTATATTAATTGACCCAGATGCTAAGGATAAGGCATTAGACCTGGCTTTCAAATTAGTACCCTTTAAAAAGGTAAAGGTGGTATTTCTACCTGATAATGAAGATGTGAATTCTTTGGGTAAGAGAAAGACTTTAGAATATGTACGAAAGACGACATATCAGACTTATCAAGAACTTTTAACTATAAAATCAGAACTAAAATTATAAATTATGGCACTTTTAATTTGGGTTATATCAGTGGTATTACTTTCATTTATTACACTTATTGTAACTACTTGGTTATGCAATATAACCGACTCTTCAAATAGCCTTATTCATAATAACAAATATAACAAGTATAAGATTTATTACGATGCCTCATGTGACCTATATTATTGTAAGATGGTAACTAACTATCTGTTGGGTATTATCCCTATTTGGAGGAAGGTCAAATATTCAGTACCATCAGGATTTGAAGATTCAATTTATCATATATGGTATGAAGATAATTCAGAAATTATACGGGTTGAGATGAATAAAAGTTACACTGAATACTGTGAAAGAAATGATAAGTTAAAAGCTAAGGCAAGAGTAGTATATAAGAGTTATGAATAAGGTAAAGAGAGAACCGTCAATCCATATATCCAAATCTTTATTCCGTAAATTATGGAATGAGATTGGGGATAAAGTATCAGAAGAATTTGTGGATAAATTTTTTACAAGAGCCAGGCAATATTCTTTGGATCACAGATCTGTAGTAGGAGAGAATAAACCAGTAAGAAAAAAGGCTATCAGTAGAACTTCAAGTAGTATAGGAGATGCTAATTTATTAGCCGATATTATATACTCTACTAGAATACAACTAAAACATATAGGAGTAACTAAAATAAAGCAAACAGATTTACAATGGGCATCAATAAAAGAGTTGGTACCTGTTGTAAATGAATTCTGTCAGAAGTATGGATTTGAACCTCGTCAAGGTTATATTGAATTTGTAACTACTGGCCTTAAACTCATGGCTCAAGCCAAGAGAGTTAATTATAACTTCTGTGCTAATTGGTTACATCAAAGAGTTAATTGGATAATTGAGATATATGATTCTGAGATAGAAGTTAAAGAGGATAAATATCCAGAATATACTAGAGAGGTATATGAGAACTATACAAAGGAAATCCTCGACAGAATAGGTATCAACAATACTTATGATAAGAATCCTCAAGAATATGTATGGTTTGTAAGAGCAAGAAAACTTGCAGATGAAATAGGAGTTGACTATGAAACTTTTGTTCAGGCTCAATTCTATGCTCTTGAATTCTGTAATGGTATACCTAAGATAGAAGATTTATCAAATGATAAGGCTCGTCAAAGAGTAATTAATTATATGGCTAAATTTAACATTGTATCCCGACCCAAGTCTGAACATGTGGATTGGGATGCCTTTAAAAGATAGGATATGAAAAGATATGATCCAATGGTAGAAGCAGCTAAACCCTTATTAGTGTTATATACTGTAGCTATAATAATTGGTTTGATATTGGGTATTATTTGTTGGATATTTGATATAAGAATATGATAACTATAACTATCAAGAACTGTAATGTTTGTGAGATTTCTGGCCCAGCTAAATTCACAAATAAATTATATGAGGCTTTCAGGATCAAGCATCCTGATGCCTGGCATATATTGATGTATAGCAGGGCAAAGAATTGGGATGGGTATGTAAAATATATCTCAGATTATGGTCAATTCAAGATAGGCCTACTGAATAAGGTTTATAATGAATGCTGTAAAATGGGACAAAAAGTAAAAATTATAGATAATAGACCCCCGTTAGGAATTAAACCAGTAATTCCAGATGTACTGGGAGATAAAAATCTACGGGAAGTACAAAAAGAAGCTCTAGAAAAGATATTAAATAATCGTGTAGGGGATACTCCTTTCCTGATTTGTGCATCAGACCTGGCTGTAAATTTTGGTAAGACACTTATATTCTGTGGGTTACATCAAGCCTTCAATAGGAAATTGAAAACTGTGTTGTTATTAAACAGTGCAGATTTGTTTAAGCAATTCAAAAAGGAGATTCCAGAGTTGTTACCAGGTGAAAAGATTGCATTTATCCAAGGTAGTAAATGTAATGATTGGGGTAACTTCAATGTGTGCATGGTACAGTCATTATCGTCTAACATAAAACGGTACCAAAGATTCCTATCAGAAATTGATATGGTATTAATAGATGAGGCTGATGTCATAGATAACAAAACCTATAAAACCGTAATACAGCACTTATACAACTCTAGAATACGAATTGGATTGAGTGGTACAATTTACATGAGTGACCAGAAGAAGAAATTGATACATAACCTAAATATCATGTCTTTCATTGGTGATAAAGTTAACCAAGTAAAACTGGTTGATATGATAGAGAAAGGATATTCTACTCCCATCACCTGTAAACTGGTATATGCTCCCTTTAAGTATTCTAAAGAAGTTGACTATCCAACAGAATACAAAGAAGTGATATGTGATAACAAAGAAGCTTGGAAGTTTTCTCTTGATCGTACAAGATACAATCTGAAGAGAAAAAGATTGCCAGCTCTTATTGTATGTAAGTTCATTGACCATTGTGAAAATCTTTACAAGTATTACGTTAAACATCTTGGAAATGATTACAGTATACAATATGTACATCATAAGACAAAAGGGCGTGATAAAATTCTACAAGATTTCAGGGAAGGGAGAATTGATGTGCTAATTGCTACTACAATCATTTCTAGAGGTCAAAATTTCCCTGAATTGAAATATCTTCAGAATACTGCATCAATGGATTCTAATGAAAAATCGATACAGATATTGGGACGTCTTGCAAGAACTCACATGAATAAGAAGAAGGCATATCTTGATGACCTTCAATTCCCTGGTCATTACCTTAAGAGGCATGGCAATCATAGAAAAACGTATTATCAGAAAGAAAATTTAAAGGTAATCAAGGTGGAGGGATAATACGCACGCGTATGCGTATATACTTACCTGTATATCTCTATTAGTATTTTAGTATACTAAAATACTAATAGAGGTTTATATAGCTAAAGCTATATAAACTTATACTTTCTATACTTACTTTAGTAAGTCTTTAAGCTAAAGCTTAATAATGCGCACGCACGCATAAGGGATTGCCTGAAAGTTAGTGCATATACTATTCTACATCAATGAAACAGAAAAAACCTATTAACTATTGAATGATATCAAACACTCGAATATATGGCTAAGAAAAAGAAAGACAAACTTAAAGATGCCAGGGAAGAATTAGAATCAGGTGATATCCTTGAACCAATGGATATTTCTAAGTTGGGAACAAACGGAGATGTATGCTTTGGTAAGCATTATGATCTTTCAACCAAGGAATGCAAGATGTGCGGGGATTCCGAATTATGTTGTATCAAGTTCACAGATCTAATGGGTAAGACCAGAAAGGAATTAGAAGCTGATACCCAATACAAGGATTTGGAACCTTTGATTGATATGGCAGGTTGCAAGAAGTATTACCGTAAATTGGTAAGGGATAAACTTGGTAAGAGAGAAATACTTGATAAGCTTCAGAGTAGGTTTGAATTATCACGTAAAGAAGCAAGAGACTTATACCGTAAATTTAACAGTAAATAACATGATTCAATTAGAGTTCACAAAGATTCGGGAGGTTAAATCCCCCAACCGAGCAAACGAAGGGGATGCAGGTTTAGATTTCTATATCCCTAAGTTATCAGAAAAGGATATACTAAGGGTGGGGGAAAAAGATTTACGTGATATGGTTGGTATCAACCGTAAGATGTATAGTAAAGGTTATATCAAGTTCAATGGTATGGGAACTGATGATCTTTATGTAATCGTTAAACCTCATGGAAGGTTGCTTATTCCATCAGGTATAAAGGTACTGATCAATCCCAAAGAGTCTATGCTAATGGCAGCAAACAAATCTGGGGTTGCTACTAAAGATGGGTTGACATTCACTGCAGAGGTTGTGGATAGTCCATATACTGGTGAAATGCACATAGGTATACAAAATAATTCACCTGAAGAAGTATGGATACCTCTTCAACAGGATAAGAAGATAATGCAGTTCATACATGTTCCAATCCTACTTTCAAATCCCATAGAGATACCTAATGAGGAGTATGAAGAGAAAGCAAAGGACTGGGGAACAAGAGGAGACAAAGGATTTGGTGCACACGATAACAAATAAGAAGATGGACTCGAGGGACATAATTCAGGAACCTGGTATCATACCCGGTGATAAGTATTTGGAAGAGATATACTCTATGCAAAAAGAACTGTTATCTGGTTATATAGGCATAGAGGGATTACCACAATACCCAATAGACATAAATACTAAGGCATCACAATCCTTGTTGAAGGATTTCACTGCTAGAGTGGTAGAGGAATTATCAGAGGGATATGAATCATTCCAAGCTATCAGTGAAAGTATGAGTAAAAATCATTGGAAGTTAGCTAATGGTAATTGTGAAGACTCAATCTACATTGAATTGTTAAA